CAAAGATACTTCGGGCTCTGCTGATATCGATTTAGTACAAGTTCGCATGCCTCAGAAAGCAACAGTGCCATATATGTCTAATATACGCCATTACTTTCTGCAAATTTGTGATGTGTTCCAAGCTGAATCAAGAAAAGCCACGCTAGTTGGGGTTGATCGCCTCGACAACGCTCCTGTATCTTTTAAAGATCTATCCAAAACGCACCTCCCCTTTTTGTATGGTGTACCTTCTGTTCAAGTACACTTTAAACAAGTGCGTTATAATATGCCTACCCTTGAAGGAGGCTCTAAGCAACTGGTTGCCCCTGAATATGTTCAATATGATCATGTGGGTCGTCCTGGCTCATGTGGCGCTGTTTGTGTTGCACGTTGGTCAAGATTACCTTTTGGTCGCCGTGCTTATGCTATTCATTTTGGTGGTACCACTTCCGGTGGTTATGGGTTAGGGCTTATTGTAACCCAGGAACAATTGGCTCACGTTGACAAATTGTTTTTAGCTCAAGATCCTACACCGCCCCTGAGCGTCACAGCTCATTGTGGTGGTGGATATACTGGTCCATCTGTTATCGATGATTTTAAAGTTCTCCTTGCCCGAGAGGAACCTTCAGTTGATTTGAACTATAGTCCAAATTATGTCCAAAATTATCGAAATACAGAAACATCTATCGTCAAGTCTCCTATTGGCGAATTACAAGTTCTCCCCTCTTATAAGCTCCCTGCTGTCCTTAAGATCCAAAAACGCGATGGTGAATTGATAGACCCTATGTCAATTGCCCTCCAGAAGTTGCTCCACCATCCGTATCCGGTGGAAGATAAATTTTTGGACCAAGCGTATCAAAATTACATTTCCAAGATCTTTTCTTGTCATAGGATCCCCGTTCAAAGGAGGTTGTTAACTATGGAGGAAGCTGTTTTTGGAATAGAAGGTGACATATACTTATGTGCCCTCAATAAGAAAACTTCTCCTGGTTACCCCTTTAAAGTGGATCGTCCTGGCAAAGGAAAGATGCGTTGGATTGATTTTGATAATAAAGTTATTTCCCCTGAGCTTCGTTCGTTGGTTGAAAACCGGATAGCGAAAGCTATTCTCGGCGAAGCCGTAGAAGCTATTTTTGAAGATCATTTAAAAGACGAGAAACGTCCATTTGCTAAAGTGGAAGCTCTCAAATCCCGTCTTTTCTCTGCAGCACCTCTTGATTTAACAGTCTTGATGCGCATGTATTTCGGAGCTTTCATCTCATGGATGATGCATAACCGCCTTGATAATGAGAGTGCAGTAGGTATTAATCCCACGTCTATTGAGTGGGATAAGCTTGCTAAAGTCTTGTCACAATACGGGCCTGCGTTCATTGCAGGCGATTTCAGTAATATTGATGGAACGGAACAACGTCCTATTTTATGGAAAGGTGTTGATGTGGTAAATGAGTGGTATGACGATGGCCCGCTGAATGCTTTAGTTCGTAAAGTTATTTGGCTTCTCGTCATAGCTGCACTACACCTCAACAATGGTTTCTTCTACACTGTCTACGCTGGTAACCCCAGTGGTAATCTTATGACAACATTCATAAACATCATGTACATTTCTCTGTTGATGCGTTATATCTATTATAAACAACTTGCAAAAACGAAGTTGGATTCGATAGAGTTCGCATTTGACAGGAAAGTGTCATTAATGGTGTTTGGTGATGATAACATAATGGGTGTAGCGAAAGAAGTTCATTTCTTTTTCAATCCAACTGTGGTTTGCCAAGGTTCAGCTGATATTGGCATGACGTATACCACAGAAGATAAGAGTGAAGTCAAACCAGACTTCCGACCCTTGGAGGAAGTAACCTTCCTCAAACGCTCTTTTTATCGTGATCCCATGCTAAATCTTTACCTTGGCAGACTGGATTTGGATACGATTCTTGAAATTCCAAACTGGTGCTATAAAGATACAAATATCAATGAGCTACCGTTGGCCATTGAAAGTGCACTTAGAGAGCTAGCACTCTATGATCAGATCACTTATAATAAGTGGTCGCGTATCATATTGAGAGCTTGCCGTAAGTGCAAATATCCTATAGTGCGAGTTGAAACTCGTGCTGCTATACTCGACAGTGTCTTGGATTCCCCTAATCCAATGGACATGTCTTTGTTCTATTAAACTGAAAACAACGGTGCTAAAGTGCCAGCACCGTAGGTTAACTACTATCCTTAGTCTTTTACAGATAGTAAATTAACTGGCCAACAGGGATTTTGTCAAGAATGGACCCTGAACCAAAAAGAATTGACAGTAATCGACACTGCCACAAGTTGTCTCGCTTGTGGCTAATTTTATGAGATGCCGAATCAAAAACTATACCAGAACGCCATACCCAGACTCAAATTGTCCAATTTGAGGATCAGTCCGGGTTATCTATTGTGCGTAAAGAGAATCCTCAAAACCCAAAATCTTCCTTGTACTCTTTTGAAGAGACAAGGGAGCATTCCCTCTACAACTTTCTTGAACGTCCTAGAAATGTGGAATCGATATCGTGGGCGACGACGGATGCGGTCCTGACCCTTTTGGGGTCCTGGAACCTTCCCGATATTTTATTTTCCTCTAAAATGAATGCCTCCAAATTATCTGATTTTCGCTTTTTCCGTTCTACTATACTTTTTCGTTTCGCCTTAAATGCGAATAAGTTTTGTACAGGAAGACTAATTGCGGTGTGTGAACCCGTGCCTACACTTACGAGTGGCAATCGCAATTTTCAGTCCCTTACGTCCTTAACCGGGTATCCACATTGCTTTATTGATGCAGGCCATGCTCCCACTGTTGAATTTGAAGTTCCTTTTATAAGCAGAAATATTGCTTATGATTTCAAAGTCCCTATACAGTGGGCTGCTGTGTCATTATTTGTGTTTAATCCGTTGAATGGCTCATCCGGTAGTGATACCGCAGATATAGCCGTTTATGTCAGTGCTGTTAAACCAGAGTTGGCTGTACCAACTCCTAACGATGTTGATGTGGTTCCTATTGCCCATTCAGAAGCGCAAGCTGCTGCAACATCCGGTTCTATATCCACTCCTCTTAAAACTGTCTCCAAGATAGCTGGTGTCGTCGCTGGCCTGGGTTTAGGCCCAGTTTCAGAGATCGGCGCTGCCGTATCTTGGGTTTCAGAAATTGGTGCAAACGCTGCGCAAGCGTTTGGCTATTCTAAACCACCTAATGAGGAAACGGTATCTCCAATGGTACAACAACCTGCGCGTAATCTCACATCTTACAATGGTGTTGACAACAGTATTACTCTTGGCTATGAAGTCAAAAATTCTGTTGCAATTGACAACACATTGTTTGGTAGTGGGGTTGATGAGATGGACATTAACTATGTCTGTTCACGCCTTTCATTCATCGAATCTTTCACATGGGCTGAGACTGATGTGGCAGGAACAGTTCTTCGTTCCTTCCCCGTTACTCCTGGTATGTGTGGCGCTCAATCCACAACTGTTGTGACCCCAACGCTTTTAGCATATGTTGCTCATATGTTTTGCTACTGGAGAGGTGATATCACTTATAAACTCTCCTTTGTTGCAAATGCGTTTTATTCTGGTCGCATTGGTTTTGCCTTTTTGAGTGGTCACACGGCCATTACCAGCCCTATTGACGTGGCTTCCATTGAAGCTGCACCTAAAGTAATATGTGATATCCGTAATAGTACAGATTGTGTGCTGTCAGTTCCTTGGATGCTAAGTAAACCTTACTTACGCGTCCGACTGGCGTCCCGCACTTCAACTGGAAGTGGATTTACATACACCTCCATGAACAGTGTTAATACCTCCTGTGGATTATGTGTTGTTTACGTTGTTAATCCGCTGGTTATGCCAGCGACTGTCCCAAACAGCGTTCAAATAAATTTATTCATAGCTGGTGGCGCGAACATGGAGTTTGCTGACCCAACTTGTCACTTGTACGTGCCCGTTGCACGTACTGGTTTTATGTTGACCGATGCTTCTGATGATAAGTCAGAAGCAGACGATGATATCGTAGCCCACTCGGGCAGTGATTCAGTACCAGATGAGCTGAACACTGTTGCCGGAGTGATACCCCCACATGCGTCTCTACTTTCATCAAGTAGTAAACCTAAAGACTGCACTTTTGCAGCCTGTACAATAGGCGAACGCTCTGTATCACTTCGTGCTCTCACACGACAATTCTCCGTCGTTGCTGCTGGCGCTACTGCCACTAACACCGGTCTAGTCCTGGATCCGTTATATTTCGGACATACAGTCGTCTCCCCTTTCAACTGCCGTTTGTATCGGATAGCTAGAATATTTGCCTTTCATCGTGGTGGCATGCGTTATAAAATTTTTTATAGACCCAGCACCACAGAAGTATATACTAGCTATGCCGTTACTTCGTATACTGCAACATCAGCGATTAGTGCACCTGGCGGAATTGCTCAACCTTACCCATTCAGTGGAGCTGAGATTGGTTTTACTTACCAATATTGTCTCCAAACAACACCAGTTTTAGAAATCTCTTTACCTATGTATTCTTTAGATTTCCTCCGTGTTGTAACTGATTCCAGTACCGTTGATCGAAACCGTGCTATTGTGTACCCTTTATCTACTGCTGCTAATGTGTATGAAATATACCAAGCTGCGAGCGATGATTTTACGTTCGGTTTCCTAACAGGAGCCCCAAACATACAACTATATGCATAACAAAATTAAGAAGTCATTGCCAACATTTGCAAGAATGTTGTCATTGCTTTTCTTCCC